TTATAAGCTCCAACGGCTTGCTCCGATAAGTTTTGCTGCGCCCACTCAATCATGCCAGTGTAACTATCTTCACCGCCAACAAGAGCGTAAGCATCATTTCTAATATTATCAGCGACAGCCATTTGACCGTCGATGAAAGCGTCTACTACATTTGAAGGGATACCCGCTTCCTGTAGTTTTTGGTATGTCTCTTCTGTTAAGCCACCCTGTTCTGTGAACTCATTAGTCATAGCATCGAAGTCAAGGCCTAAGCCTTCAACGGCATCCCGTGCCTCTGCAAGCTCCTCAGGAGCCTCATCAGATTGTTCGCCATCGGGCGTAGCCATTTTGTTTTCTAGTTGTGAATAGGCTTTCGCCATATCCTCTGCCGAATTGAATTTCTCAGGGAGCCAATCTGGACGGCCCTCCTGAGTTTCAGTATTCGACAGGCTGTCAGCTTTACGAACCATCTCATTTACATGATCTTGGTTCTCTGCTGGTTGGGGTTGGAATGTGTTTAAAGTTTCAGCCATTTACCACTGTCTATTGTTGTTGTTGTGGGCTGGCGTCTGCCATGCCTTTTGCTACTTGAGGTGCAACCTTCTCAGCCATACCCATTACTTGTTGTTGCATCATCTGCTGTTCTTGGGCTTCCTGTTCTTGCTGCATCTGTTCTTCATTCTTAATTAACCCACCAGTATCTATGCCCAATGAGGCAGCTAGTCGGTCAATGTAATCACCCACGTTCATGTACTTTTGTAGTACCTCTGGGCCAAGGGGCTGAAGGTACTGCAACATCTGGGCTAGTTTGTTAAGGTCCTGTCCACGCCCAAGGGCTTCAATGCCTGTGACAATCTGTGGCTTCACAGTATCTTTAGGCATCTTTGGCATCTTACCAGCGGTCTCAAGTCTACTTAAAAGTAGCTTTACTAAGGGGAGTTGGAACTCTTGGCTCATGATTGAATAAACACCACCTAGCGCACTTTCTAATTCCTGTGCTGCATAGCGTACCTCTTCCGCTGTAACCCTCTCCGCATTTCTTTGGACTGAGCTATTCAACAGGAAGCTGAACGATAGACGTTCTGTAATGGTGTTGATGGTTTCTAAGGCAACTCTGAAATCGTTGAACTTATTAACCTGTAGTGTTGATACATCTTGAGCGTTGCCTTGAACAATAGCACCGTTTGGACTTTCAGCTAAGACACGGGCCTTAGTTGTACCGTTAGGTGCTACCATGAACAGGACTTTTGCAGAGGCGGCAGAGCCTTCAACGATGGCCTGTGTAAGAGCCTCTAAGCTCTTTAGGTCACCAAGATATTCCTCTACATAACCACGCCCATAATCTTCACCGTCAATACGGTTAAGGCGTAGTGGGATAAATGGATTTTTGTCTTTAGGGTATGTACCTGTCGTACCCTCAATAACTTCACCCATTACCTCTTGGTGAATATACCAACCTTTATCGGTCCTCTTCACACAGGTATATAGGTCAATGTTTTTGGCTGCATCGCCATCATTGTTTATAATTTCTTGGGCTTGCTTGGGGAGCATCATAGGACTGACACTCTCTTTTGTAATAATCTCAAGCACATTACCCATGTAGTCACGCTTAACAACGTAACGATCTAAGCGGAAGAACTTAACATCCCCTTTTTTGGGCATATACAGTAAGCCATTACCACCAATAATGAGATGTTTTAAAAGTTCAAATGTAGGGACCCGTAAAGCCAAAGCTTCAATCTCTGACATCCCTGTTCTTTCAATACGGGCAAGGGCCTCTTCTACTTGTCCACGCGCTTCTGGCCCAGCAACCTCTAAGATGTCAAAGTCATCTATTGTTAATCTAAAGAAGGGGCTGTTAGGCGGCAGTAAAGCCATGAGAAGTTTTGAGGCTAAATTATTTACACCCCTTGCTCCTATTGCTTGGTAGGGCGTGTCATACACCGTACTCTCGCTGTGACCCTCTGGGGGTATCAGGGATGGTATTGTTAATTTTGAGGCGTCACGCGCCCGTCTTAGATAACTTTCTCTTGTTGTCATAAGATGGGCATAGCGACTAGCTACTGTCTGGTTCTGATCACTATACACCAATCAAATTCCCTTTATGTTGGAATTGTAATAGCTTTTGGACCTAAACCAGAGGTGCCAACATTATTCTGTTTTAGTCCTACTCGTAAACCTCTCTTACCGCCTGATTTCCTTTTCTTCATATCTGAGTTGGTTTCAACAGACGCTAGTTCTAGTTCTGGGTTATTATTTTTTGGTGCCGCTGCTGGTGCCGCAGTAACCTTTGGGGTTACAGGCTGGTATGCGGGTTTTCTTCCTATGCACATGAATAGGTTACTCTTTCTCTATTTCTAATAATTCGTCGATCTTATCTAAGACCAGTTGACTTCCAACGAGTTGCCCAAGCTGGAAAGCGGAAAGCTCTGCCCTAGGGATATGATCTATAAATATCTTTTTTAACTCATCCCTCAGTACCAAAGCATTATTAATCTTTTGGCTTTCAATCATCGTTCATCCGATACTGTCCTTTATTAACAGGTTTAAGTTGTTGATGCGCCCAGACCCCAATTAAGAAGCCTAGGCACACCCCCAGTAAGGCCCCTGAGAGCCACCAAGAAAAGATTGTCATTTGATTGGACAAGCACCTGTTGCACAGCCTTCATCCTCAAACTCTTCAAGGGTGTTGGCTGCATCGATGTTGATTGGTTTTAGTGTTGCTGAATACTCATCAAACTGTTCCTTGGTCACAACTTCCTGTGGGAGATAAGGATACCCTAGGTCTTCCGCTGTCTTGGTAGGATCGTTGCGGTAGATGAAGCTCACCCCCACATAGCTGTCCCAGTTCTTACGCAGCCAGTGAATGATGCTTGGCACCTCATCAGGTGAGTAGCTGATTGTTACTGAACAGTTATGGTCAACGTAGTAGGTAACCATTTTCTTGTACCGTTCTAGCTGGTCAATCGCAGTCTCCATGTTGACCTCTTTACCATCTACATTAGTGAACTCGACATTATCATAAGAGACAGGGAAGGTAGCAAGCACAGCATCATCGCTATAAGGATCAGTCCAAACCCTGTAATTACCCGCTTTGAGTAGTTCCACAAGTGGATCATGTTTGCTAAATCTCACATTGTTAAAGATGTATTTACCCAAGGGTTTATGTACCCCCTCAGTGGTTGACATGATCTTTGAAAGGGTCCCACTTGGTTTGATTGTCGTGACTGCTTTGGACCTTGGAAGATTTAGTTCATCAGCCATAGAGTGTGCGCCCATCTGTGCAGCCTGACGCAGCATCTGTAGATGATGACCGCTCTCATGGTGTTCCCATGTCACAATGCCTGTTAAGCCCACACCTGTTAAGCGTAGGAACTCATTTAGTTCATGCCATGATCTTTGCAGGATACCATCGTCTAGGTTTACACAGGTCTGTCGGTAGTTTGCACGGGCCAATAGACGCAAAGCATCTTCAACTTCATGCAAGGACCAACCGTTAACTTTGTTTAGGTCAAACTCTACTAAGTTGCAAAAATTTGCATTACCTAAAAGTATCTCTGCACAAGGATTTACGCCAGCAAACCAAGGCGCACGGCGTTGTGCGGCCTCTGCATTAATGAAGGCTGGCTCTGACCCCCCTGCATCTTCCATGATCTGAAAGATATCCTCTAGTTCCTCTATGCTTGGCCTGTCCCAGAACAACAGCGAGTTGTTTGACTGCGCTCTCTGTGGGTTATCGATCCAGTGGTCTTTCTTGGCCCTAGCAAACAAATGCCATTCCGCTGAACCATAGGGCATCAAGGCAATCTCAGCACTACGGCGGCTGGACAGGCAAGTACCCAACCAGTTCATCACATCCAAGATATCCATGCGGGTTAAGAGTTGCCCAACCCGTTTATTCAGTAGCTCTGCAATGGCTTTGAAGGCCACAGAGATTGTATCATCCCCAGAGCTAATCCAACCATAACCCGATAAGCGTTCACCCGCTGGTCTGATTTGGGTGAAGTCTAGGATGACCTTCTTAACAGGCTTTTTCATTGCCAATAGTTTACCTACTGACTTGGCCCAAGCCTCTGCGCTGTCCCCAACTTCTAAACGCCAGCTATCTCCTACATAATATTCTTTGTTGTGGTCATAACCACGGGTGTCTCTGGTTGATCGTATGACTTCGATCTGTACAGGCTTAGTAAAGCCATTGAGATTACCAGTGATTGGCTCAAAGCCCACCCCACACCCTTGTAGGAGAAGCCAGAAGGCATCAACTACATTGTGGATGGTCTCTACTCTAGCAAAGCTACAGTTGAACTGTGAGGCCTCTCTGTGCTTCGCTACGTCAGTACCCCCAAGCCATAGAGTGCGACCTGATACCAAGCCGATACGCTTAATGAATAAGTCCCGTAGTTGCTCTAGTTCTGTGTGTTCAAAAACATTAAGTTCACCACCTTTTGCACGTTCCCAGAGCCATTGCTGGTGGTGGATAACACGGTCAATAGTGTCTTCCCATGTCTCAAACTTAACACCCTCTTTATCTAAAGGGCGGTTATATGTTCTGCGCGTTATTACCTGTGCGCGTGTGTCTGTAGTCATCTATTATCTCCGCTACCTTTAAGGACGCCCCGCTCCTTGCGGGACGCTAGTTTATCAATATTTTTCATAGCTACTTTGCTTAGTGGTGACCCCAAGAGGGTTGACAGTTCTGCTACAAACCAGAGGACATCCCCCAGTTCATCCAACACTGCTTCTTTTGGAAACTCACCGTCCTTGCGGTAGTACTTGGCTACCTTACCTGAGACCTCACCAACCTCTGCTGAGAGACCAGTGATCAGGTATTCTAATGATTTGTTGACGGGGTATACTGCTGTCTTGTGCGCCCTGTTCTGGTAGTCATTAAGCGTTAGGGCGGGGGCTATGTGATCTTGGTGAATTGTAGTACCTTTATTGAACGCTTTTTCTATTTTCTTAACATCCCATTTAGCCAAAAGTTTAGTTCTCCATTAGGGCTTCCCAGCTACAAGGGAATAAGTCCCCCATAACTTCGCTGATTTGATCTGCTATTTTTCTAGTCTCTGCTTGAGCATCAGGCTTACAACGCAGTCGGGCCATGTCAGCCCAAGCATCTAAGGAACCAGACCACCACCATTCAGTGTAGGTGGATTGGGGTAAGATGCCTCTCGCCTGTTCTGGGCAAACACCTTTTTCTAATAGGTGATTGTAGACCCCAAGGATGACGTTGTGGGTTGTACTGATATGCACATCCTTAATCTCTTCATCACTACTACCCTGCTTGACGTTAGCAGCCCTGCCTCTCCAAACCTCAGGCTCATAGAATGTTGGTTCACTATCCACGTACCTACGGCTGATGGTATTGGCTCTCAAAAACTTATGCTTCAGACACTGTGCATGAACGTAGATGGGTGCTTTGACGTAAAAGCTTGCAAAGGAATGTCCGAAAGGACTGTAGTGACCATGCCTTGCTAGGTATTTGATGAGCCTATTGTCGGCTGGAAGTAGTGGTTCGTATGGGTAATCACGCCAATCAGGGTTCCATTCAGACTGCTTACCAAAACTTACCCTAGCTGCATTGCAAACAGTGAGATCATCACCCATTGAATTAAGCAATTTTACTTCGATGATACTGCTCCTATGTGACTGCTAACTTTTCTCTCCACCAACTCATCAAACCCACCAATGTACTCACCAGTGGGGCTGAAGATTTGAGGGACTGTCTTGTGACCCGCTTGACCTATTAGGGTCTTGAGCCAAGGAAGCTCATCGATGTCATAAACCTTCACGGTGCGCTCAGTGTGCTGAAGGTGAATGATTGCCTTGCGGCAGTACCGACAACCAGCTTGGCTGATAAGGGTGAAGCTCATTCCTCGCCCCCACGCATCTCCTTGACTAAGGCGTTCAAGTACCACTGAGCTTTCTCAAGGTCCTCGACAGGCCTACCCTTGTAACGAAATCTGTGTAGGTACTTTTTAGTGGCACCTTCCAAATAACCACAGAACATAATCGGAGACATATTGTCCTTCATGTAGTCGATGCACTCTATGCCACCGCTGGTGTAGTGATCTGGTTTGTTGATGTTGTCTTTGGTGTCCACAGTTGAGCCTCGTTTGTGTCAAAGTTATATTCATGGGGGCGCAGGATACGCGCACATCTGGCCTGTACGATGGCCTCAGTCTCCCCCAAACCAGCCTTCTCATAAGCACCAACAATGGCATCCCAAGGGTCCATATCCTGTGCTAAGATTTTAGCTGCCTTCACTGGTCCTACGCCTGTGCAACCTTTGTAGTTGTCAGTCGCATCACCCGTTAAGATTTGCATATTTAGATTGTAATCTGCTTCCTCTTGGGTAACCTCAAAAAAGCCTTTGTCTTGATCCCAGTGCATCCCTGAGATTGTAAGTAGGTCCTTATCTTTACTTACAATCACACAGTTTGGGATATCAGAATAAAGGCCTATGGCATCATCAGCCTCAATGTTCTCAAGCATTATGGCGTCATAGTTCTCTAGGAGATGTTCGCGCAGCCACTTCAATAGCAGGGGCTTACGCTTGTCAGTCCTGTTGCCTTTGTAGTCTGGAAGAACATCTTTCCTGTAGTTGGTTGGACCTGTGATGAATAGCTTAATTTCATCAGCATTAGCACCTTCCCACACGTTGAGGTACTGGCTGATGAAGGATGCTAGGGCGTCCTGTTCATGGGCGTGTAGGGTCCAGAGACCTTCACCCCAATCTACAGGCTCCTCACATACTGTAGCTGCTTGGTACACAAGGATGTCACCATCCAGTAGAACCGTCCTCTTTGTCTTCTGCTTCACGCATATCCCTTTCAGTGATTACCTGTATTCCTTTGGTCACCTGTTTGTATTCAAGCACAGCCTCGACAATGAACTTGAAGCTCAAGGCCAGAGACACGACTAGGAACGCACAGGTCATAATTAGGTGGAGTGCAAATGTTATGGTCATAGCACCTCATCAATCTTCATCCGAACAACCATGTTGAATTGATCGTTACCAAAGTTTGCTAGACGCCTAAGGTCCTTTAGTGCTTGGGTAAGTTCCTCACACTTTGGACATGGTTTTTCTTTCAATGGTGGTGGTTGTTTACGTGCTGCCATGTTTAGGAGCCTTTCCATTTATTGCACATATGCAAGTATTTAGTCACGATGTTTCTTCCAACTGAAGTCCCTCGTCGCAACATCGAAATCAAGTATTTGAACACCCAACTTTTTCTGAAGAGGTGAGCGAATAGAAGCGACATTATAATCTCTCTCTCGTCGTATAGCTTTGACATCAATGAGGGTGACTGCACCAGTGGCATCCATAGCAATAAGATCAACGGGGCCTGTGCAACAAGCGTTTCTATAGACATGAAGTCCTTTATCCAAAAGGTAGGTTATTGAGTAGTATTCCGCTATGTCCCCAAGGACATTTGGATCAGTGTGTTTCTGCCCAGTTTGCTCCGACTTTGTACTCACCGTCGAGTGGAAGTCTGATGGAGTAATACTGTCCAGAAAGTTTAATTGCTTCGATGCAGAGTAGTCCAATGTCATTAGCTACTTGTTCCCTTACTAACACTTGCACCTCATCGTGAACGTAGGCCACCTGTTGGTAGTCCACGCCTTCAACAAAGCCGTTCTTATTTAGTAGGTCATGGAACAACACCACCCACCGTTTACATAGGATTGCACCACAGGATTGTAGGAGAGAATTGAGTGCAGCATGGGAGTGACGAATAGGAACGTGCCTACCATCGATACCCTTGATGTACCCTTGCTTTGCCTTGTCCTGTACCGCTGACCTTAGCTTCTTGATTGCTGGTGTAGCTTTGAAATACTTACGCTTGAGCGCAGCCCCTTCCTTCTTACCACCACCAATAATAGAACCTATTTTCTCATCACCCCCACCATAAAGTAGGGCGTACTGGAATGTTTTTGCGTTATTTCTCGACAGGCCTGTAGCGTCTGCCGTGGCTTGGTGGATGTCACCTTCCAATAGGATGTCAGCATACTTGCCATCGTCCCACGCAGAAACGTAATGGGCTAATGTTCTCAACTCCAAAGAAGAAACATCACACCCCATGAGCTTCCAGCCCTTAGGCGCATGAAACAACTCACGACACTCCCAACCATACTTGGCATTGACACTAGGAACTTGCCCAGTGTTTGGGTTGCTATGGGTGCATCTGGAAGTCACACATCCCATAGTGTTTACCCTACCGTGAAGCTTGCCATCCTTCGACAGCTTGAGCCAAGCTTGGTTACCCTCTGCTATCTGCCCAATCCTTTTTTGTAGTAACAAGTATTCAGCTAACAACTGGGCCTCTGGATATTCCAAGGACCCCAAGACCTTATCGTCCACCCTAGGCTCATCGGTCTCAGTGAATAACTCAGGCTCCCACCCGTACTTATGGGTGAGCCTCTGGGCTATGTGAAACCGACTAGCTGGGTTAAACGTGACACGCTTGATCTTGGTGTAGGGTGCATCCTTCCAAACTGACTGCCTTGTTACATCTTTGTATCTAAGGTCTCGCTTGGGTGTGATTACCCCTACACCTTCCCACCACTGACCAAAGCTATCGACTAACTCATTGTATATTTCCTGTCTGCGTGTGCTTAGACGGGAGTAAAGCTGGACAGCTTTCTCTTCATCCAAAGGAAATCCATTGTCAGTCTGCTTTAGGCAGATGGAATGTATGTCATGCTCAAGGTCTATAGCATCCTGACTACACTTCTGCTTCAAGCATAGTTGATACAGACGGTAGTTTAGTTCCACATCCTGTTCGCAGTAGTCTAGCATCTCTTCACTAAACTCTGACCAATCGGTGCTTTCACCAAAGCTATCTTTAAGGTCACCTAACCTCTGGCCCCAAGCCTTGAGGCTATGGGAGCCAATGAGCTTTGGGATCAAGCGGCCTTCTCTGTGAAGCTTAAAGTCTTTCTCTCGTCTGTCAGGCCAAAGAAGCCTAGACAAGACCAATGTGTCAGTGAGTTTACACTGTAAACTTTCCCCGAATAAGTCAGGGAAAAACTTACGCATCACCACCATATCATATGCCACAATGTTATGGCCTATTAGTTCTTCAGCCATCGACAGTAGCTTGGCACCATCAGGGATCATACCCCAATAGAACCTGTAGACAGCCTTAGTGTCTACGTCCTTGGCTACGATGCAATGGATTACAGAAGGATCAAGACCATCGGTCTCTATATCGAACACAAGTCTCATAGTTTAGTCCTCTCTCAGGAGTAACTTGTTGCACAAGTGGATGCTTTAGTTGTCAAGAATATACTGACGTAATCGATCTGCCATTTCCTCTAGCTTGTCAGCGGTGTCAGCGATACTGCCACAGTCAAATGCTGACTTAACAGTTTCTGAATATAGGGTCTCCCAAGTAAAGTTAATTGCATCCTCGCTATCGTTACTACCATCGATGTAAGGGTAGATTTCTACGCCCTCGTCACCAAACAGAACTTCTAGTTCTATATCTAATCTAACCTTATTGCTCATGTACTAAGCCTTCTCTGGTAATTTTATACACATGGATACGATCTCGGCGTAGGGATCAGGTGCGGTGTTATACAGCCTCTGGTAATCCATTTCCCTGTACACTTCACAGTGCTTCTCAGTAGTGAAGACCACGTTGGGAGCATGTACTTTGTAGCCCCCCATGTGGATCAAGATCACTATGTAAACAAACATTAAAAGTCCTCTCTGGTGTCGAAGGTTTCATCACTGGGCATAGTTACCTCGTTCATACGTCCTGTATGTTTGTCGTACTCAAGGTGTGTTGCTATGCCTGTCTCTCCCGTCCATCTATTCTTTAATATTCTGACGGTAGTGATGTTGCTGTTCTCAGCATCTTGTTGGTTTCGTTCACAGCCAATAACCATATCTGACAACTGGCCTATTGCTGCGCTGCCTCTGAGTTGGCTCAAGCTTGTGACATTACCTTCCTCATGTCCCTTGCCATCTGGACGCTTGAGGTGACTGACAAGAATGAGGCCAATCTTTAGCTCCTCGCACAGGCCACGTAGCAGGGTCATCAACTTGTCAATCAGCTTACGCTCATCGCCACCTTCCATACCTGAGGACACAACGATTGAGATGTGATCAAGTATGATGAAGCCACAGCCACAGCCGTTGGCTAGGTAGCGTATCTTGTCCAAAAGATTGT